TATGTATAATCGTGCAATATTTTCTTGAAATCCTGCTTCTTCAGTAGACTGTATAAATTCTATAGGAACTTTTATTGCATAACTGGTATCGACTGTTATGTACTCACCTGTGTCTGAGTTATAGCTAGATACACCCTTTCGTGTGTAAATGATTGAGGTGTCTAATGAGTTCCCAAGTTGAGACACTACCTGTTTGGCAATCTGTTTAAATGCTGAGTCTAGTTGTCCTGCCATTATCCTCTAACCGCCCTAAGTTGAAAAGTTCCTGCTCCACCTAGCATGTACGCTCCAAGATACGTCTGTAACCAGGGATAAACGTCCATAATATTATTTATAGCCCCTGATCCCTGACTTTCGGTGTTGTACTTAACTTCTATATCACCTAGTTTTACTTCACTGAAATTACCGTCTTTACCAGTTGTATCTGTTATTGCTCCTGTATCATTTGCCAATGCTCTTGCTAATTCAAATTGTGCATATTTAA